CATCCTCTTCTTAAGCCATTCAGTAGACCTTACATTATGCTTCCTAGTAAAGTTAGGGAATATTAATCCTGTTGCTCTACCTCTAAGACCTTGAATTTTGTTTTTATAAAGTTTGGTACCCTTTGGCACGCTGATTATAATTTGCTCTTTCTTTTTTTCACTTAATCCTGCATTATGAGCAAAAGAAAAGAACCAATGAATCCATCCAGGCTTTGGCTCTTCGTTTAACATATTATTTATTTCAGTTGGTGCATCATTTTTATACTCATATAACGGTCTTGAGTGATTTATATATTCTTTGTATATTGGTAAATTAGGATCATCGGGATTAAGTGTTGCTAATAAATAGTCACACCTCATAGAAGCCTCCCTTACATAATCCATATCGGCTATATTAATTTCATCTATATATAGGCACCCATACTGTCCTCCTAATGCCTTTTTCCAACGTTTTTTGTTGTCATATCCTAATACATATATAACCTTCTCTCCGGAACCTGTTTGATAAAGTATATGGGGTAAAGAATGTTCACCTTTTCCATTAGCATTATATTCAACCAATGCTCCAAATACATCAACTATCCCTAAATCTTTATTTATGATGTTTTTTTCTATAGTTCCTAAATCCAATCCAGATATTATATGAATCTTCTTTGGAGACTGAGCAACTTTTAGCATAAATTTAAATACGCCTACTGTAGTTTTACCAGCTGCCGTTGTGCCTTCCAAAAATTCTACAGGAGCATTATGTTTAAGAAATGCTTTATATTTCTCTGATAGTAAAAACTCTTCTCCTCCGTTGCTTTCATTCTGCAATTTCAATTCTTCCATACTATCATTCCTTTAGCTGTTCTAATATGGAATTTAGTTTATTTAATTCTGTATTTAATTCTCCTTTGACTTCTAGCTTTTCTGTAAACATTCCTAGATGCCTTCCAATCAGTTCTAAAGCTTTAACCTTATCATTTAATTTAACTTCAATACCATTGGCGCCTTGTTTTATTCCAGCTATAGCTGCCTGTTTATCTATATCTAAGTTATCTGTTACCTCAAGCTCAACTGTTTTATAAGTTTTGGGTATTTCACTTATTATATTACCCTTTTCATCTTTTACTTGTTCAAGGTACTCCTTCTCTACCACTCTTGCATAGTCTGTAGCATTTGCAAATCCTATCTTTCCCAACTCTTTTAGTACCTTGTCTTGAGTGATTTCAGTTCGCTTTTCACGTTCTTTCATCTTTTCTTTTAAATATAAATCAATCTTAGGGTTTCTTAGTAGTTTATGTCCTTCTACTCCTGCAGCATTATCACTTTTAACCCTATATCCTGCTGCTTTATATGCCCTGGTAGCATTAAGATCTACCAGGTACTCATCAACAAATATTTTCTGTTTTGGTGTTAGTTTCACTTAATACCACCTCCTAGTTTTTTTACAAGAAAAAAGATTAGGTATAAACCTAATCTAATATCATTTTATATTTTTAATTCTCTTATATTCAACATAATGATTTGTGGATAATCTATGAAATTGCTACGCCTATAAAATTTTTAGAATATATTAATCCATTCGCAGTCCATTAACAATACTTTCATCTGATAATGTCTTTTTTTCGATGAATATATCATACATATTTTTCCTGTTTTTATCATTGAACAAATTATATTCAATATATTCAAATGGAGAATTTAGACTATTATGCTCAGTATATAATCTTAAATTTGGAAATTCCGATGTATCTATCTCTACAACTATTGAATTAAAATCTAAATTAAAATATTGTGTGTAGCCTTTATGATCTTGATTAGGAAAATTCTCTATATATTCTTTATTATAAGTAGGCTTGAAATAATTAATCATAGCTGCTTCTGTAATATTTATAACTTGATCATATAATATCTCTGATTCTAATACATCTTTCATATGAGTTACATTTGTTTCATCATCTACATCGA